ACAGAGTGTTGGCTCAGTTTGTCAATGCTCGCCAGCCATCACATATGCAAACAAATGAAAGCATAGTTAAGTCTTGGAAGGACTATTTAAAATCATGAAACGACTACTTGAAAATTGGCGAAAGCAAATAAATGAAAATGAATCGGATCACCTTAATTTAAAAGGAATGGGGGATGCGCTTTCGGGTGCCGCCACACTCCCCAAAATATACCCCCGAGAAGCTGCCGAGCTTGAAAAAAAAGGATTAACAGATAGATACCTTGCTGCGGCAAAAGCAGCAGACAAGAAAGAAGGTAAACTGCTACACCCCGGGCAATACCTTAAACAGCCTGACGAACTGGACGCCTACTTAGGACTATCACAAGAAGCACCAACAGCTTCACCATCAAAGGCTGGAGGTAAACAGGAGATAACATCTAATATTCAAAAAATGTATGATGATTTACGCACTTACGATACAAAGTTTCAAAAAAACCCTGATATTAGAAAAAAATATGAAGCTGCGTTGGGCGCTGTCAATATATTATTAAGAAGTATCTCATGAAACTCCTACTTGAAAATTGGCGTAATTATGTCTTACTAGAAAATATTGAAACGGCAACTCGATTGTCAGTTTTTGATTTTGATGAGACAATCGCTTTTACCGAAGGTTACCTTAATGTTATTGACAAAGAAACTGGCGAAGAATTTCAAACTAGGTCTCAAGAGGAATACGATGCCGTTAAAGATGACGATAGATATGAATTTGACTTTTCGCCGCTTGATAATGTACATAATGCAACTGAGAACCCCAACATAACTTCAATTATGCGAGATAGACTGGCAGACCCTGAAACACAGGTCATGGTGCTAACTGCGCGCGCACCAGTTTCAATTGATGACATACATCGAGTATTACGTACCTTTGAAAAACCAATTCAAACTGATAATATCATCATGATCGGAGTCGAAGGGGAAAACAAAGGAGACTACTTGGTCAACACTGTTTTATCAAAATACGACAATATTAAAGAAATTGAATTCTATGATGATTCACAAATTAATATTGATGATATGAATCAAGTCAGAAAAGAGTTAGAAACAGTTGAACGCGAGATAGAGTTCAACATATATATAGTTAAACACGGGAAGCCCGAACTGGCAGGTACATGAGCAACAAGTTTATGAATGATCCAGAATATCTTTTCGCAGTCCTAACAGCGATTGTAAAGAAATATGGTGGTGAAATAAAGCTATCTAAAGAGGAATTGCAATTAGCCCAAAAGGGCGATTTAATTGGCATGTATTATGAGCCAAAAACAGATTCTATTGTATTCAAGGAAGTAGATAATCAGGATCTTTTGCAGGCAACCACAATAGCGAATGCCCCTTTGAATGAATATGAGAACTAATTAATAATAATCACGGGAGTAGATTAATGTCGACAGATAGCAGTTGGGAAACATATTCAAAATTAGTTCTGCAACAACTGGAAACGCTTTCAGGCGGTATTGAAGGTTTGCGTGGAGAGCTGCAACATGTAAAAGAGCAGCTTACCGAACTTAAAGCAAAAGAAGATAGAGTACAAGATCTTAAAGCTTGGAAGGAGAAGATGGATGATGTTGCCTCGCCTCCTCAAATAAGAGCACTGATAGATGATCTTGAAGAACTGAAAGAGTTCAAAACAAAAGCAGTTACAATGTTTATGGTAATTCAAGCTATCATGGGTATTGCCATGGCCTGGTCAAAGATGATATAATATTGACATGAGCGATAATAACGACGACAGCTTGGACGAATTAAAAAACAGGATAAAGCTGGCAGTTGAACAACTAAATGGCAAAATACCATACAAAACACAAGAAGAAATTGATAAAATAGTTTTATTACCGGAAGTCGCGATTAGGGGCAACGGTTATATTTTCTGTTTTAGTCCCAGTAAAAGAAGCTTTATAAAAGTAATTCGTGGACAAAAAGCCTATATTATAGATGAGATGCCGGATAAGCCCGACAAATGTTTTGTATATACATGGGATGGTTTTTTAGTAGAGATAGAACAGAAAGAATTACTTTCTACAGGATTTGATTGATGTTGTTTAAATTTGGATTATTTTGGAAGTTAATCCTTGCAAATTTAGTTTCATGGACATCTTATGTTTTATTTGGTTTTGAATTCACAATAATTTCTATGATTGCAACAATTATAGTAATTTTAATCAAAGATAAGCATTTTTTAGTATAAAAACACCTATTTAATTTGGTGTCAACTAAAAAAAAGAAATATTATAAATCCGATGGGAATGGTGTGTCTACTCCCACGCGTGGGTTTCTGTTAAAATGGTATGACGGTGCAAGTTGTGCTATTAAATACGATGGTCCGTTTTTTAACGAAAAAGACGCCAATGATCTACTTCTTACTTATTTAAAAAATGGTGTTTGTAGTTGGATTGTGGAATACGATGATTGAAAAAGAAAATTTTGGTTCTATTTCCTCTAAACAATTCAGTATTGGTGATATAGTAGAATGGACTAAATGGAATCCTGAAAACGAAACATGGGATTTAAATTATGGTATACTAATAAAAATAGAAAACAAGATAAGATCTAACCGAATTATATCAATTTCAATTGTAAGACCGATCAACCAGCCTCAAACAGAAGTAGAATTATTTACACTAAGTTTAAAGCCGGTAGAAAAAGCTTCAATCAATAAACCTGAATAATTCGTTAAAGACTGATTTCAATACTATTTATATCTGTATTTATGTACTAAAGGTATTCTAAATGATTGACATTATCAGCCCAATGATAAAAAAATTCTTACCTTTTGCCAAAGAAAGGATGGGGTTTGAAAATCCTCCTAGACTTTTTTTAAAAGGCGATTCTACAAATGCGGATAATCCACTAGGAAAAACTGCATTCTATAATCCTGGTGAAAAGGCGATTACAGTATATATAACAGGCCGGCATCCAAAAGACGTAATGCGGTCCCTATCTCATGAGCTTGTTCACCACGCTCAAAACTGCCGCGGCGATTTTCAAAACGTCGGGGAAATGGGAGAAGGTTATGCTCAAAATGATGACCATTTACGTGAAATGGAACGTGAGGCTTATGAAGTAGGAAATTTATGCTTTCGAGATTGGGAAGACAGCATAAAAAGTACTATTTACTTTGAACATCTACAAAAAGGAGACAAAAAGATGTCTATTAAAGATTGGAAGAATAATGAAGTGAAATCACTTCTTAGTGAAGCTTGGGGATTTAGCATGAACCTTGATAAACTTAACGAAAATGACGAAAAGGATAAAGAAGCCGACTTAAACGAAGATGAAGCTTTTGCACCAAACCACTACTGTGTACACCACGGTGGAGTAAACCATAACGGTAAAGTTGAAATGGCAGAAGCTGTTGACCACAACTACAATGAAAAGCTTGGGAAAGTAACTCATTATGATATGAAGTTAGCAGATGGTACCATCTTAGAAAATGTTGCCGCAGAGGATATTGAAGTAACCAACGCATCACTAGCCGAAGGTCACGGACATCCTATGAAACGTGATGACGATGAAGAAGAGCTTGACGAACAATCAAGAACGGACAGCCCAGACAGAGCTAGACCCGAAGGCGGTCGTCGTTTAGACGAAGAAGAAGAAGAAGAGCTTGAAGAAGGCGAGAAGAAACCAGATGCCGATGGCGATGGTGTGCCAGACTGGGCAGATAAGAAGCCCGGTAAAGACGACAAGGAAAAACTCAAGGAAGCCTTGAAGAAGATTCTTCGTAAACATCTCTGAGGTATTCACCATGAACGGTAAATATAAAAATTGAACTTAAGCTACTACGAAATCGCTTTATCCAAAAGCTACTATTATTACAAAAAAAAGAGGAACAACCTATGTCTTTAAATTCTGAATGGCAAGATTTTCTTAGTGAGGGTCTAGACGAAAAAAACATCTTTACCTATATCCAAGGTCTCCAAGAAATAATTTCCAATCTTAAACCTAGAACTATAACTGAGAAAAGAAGGCTTCAATTAGCCAAAACACATTTACGAGAAGTAAAAAGGTTTGCCAGAAGAATGGATAATGATATGTCTGTTCTCCAAGAAAAACTTAATATTTTAGAAGAGTCGCAAGGAGATAGATAATGGCGAAAGCTAATACACACCTTACTCACCTTGAGGAATTGGTTCTTACACAGGGCCAGCAAGGCTATAAGATGGCGAGAGCTTTCCTTTTAGAGTTATTACAGACCCTTAAGGGAAACTCTAATTCTAAAATTCAAACCTCTGTCAAGTGGGATGGTGCGCCGGCAATCTTTGCCGGGATAAATCCTGAAAATGGTAGATTCTTTGTAGGTACCAAGTCTATATTTAATAAGATACCAAAGATCAATTACACTGAACAAGATGTAATCAAAAATCACGGGCATGCGCCGGGGCTGGTTGACAAGTTGACTAGAGCCTTAAAATATCTCCCGGGGCTTGGTATTGAAAACATCTTACAAGGTGATTTCATGTTTGACGATGATATGATTAAAACCAAAGATATTGAAGGTGTCCCACATTATACATTTAAGCCAAACACTATCTTATATGCAGTACCAGTAGACTCAAACTTGGGACAACAAATTGGGCAGGCAGAGTTTGGAATTGTATTCCATACCACCTATGAAAGTCTTGATAGCGGTGCTAGTTTTGGTGCAGATGTAACAGGACTTCAAAGACCACCGGGTGTTTGGTTTGACGATGCATTTTTTACAGATGATACAGGTGTTGTAACACTGACCGAAGATGAAGAAGTAGAAATTCTAAGATTAGTAAAAGAGGCTGACTCAGTCAATACCTCAACGAATTATCAAGAATTACCTTCAGACCTTTTAAATATTTATATAAATAGTGAAATCAAATCTGGTAGTTTTTTAGATGATCCTGAAAAGTCTTTTCAAGGATTTTCTAATTGGTATTCTTTGCGCGCTCAAAAAAGAATCGGTAGTTTAAAAAGCGAAAAAGGGAAGTTACGAGCAACTCAGAATGCTCAACAAATTTTAGAATCCTTTAATGCTAGAAAACAAGACATACTTAATATATTCAAAATAAGCCGATTGTTATTTGAGGCTAAAAACGTATTTATCGAAAAATACAATAATGCTGTTTACAACACTAAACATTTTGTTGATGATGGTTCTGGAGACTTGGTTGCATCTAATCCCGAAGGTTATGTGGCGGTCGACCATCAAGGCAACGGAATTAAGTTTGTAGACCGTTTAGAATTTAGTAGAGCCAATTTTGCCGTTGATAAAGGAGATAAATTTTCCCCTCAAATAAGCGAGCAAGATGAAGAGGTTGAAATAGAGTTTGAAGATGAAGACGATGATCCAGTAGTTGACGCTAGCTATCCAAAGACGGTTGCCATTGTCCCGGGCGCTTTCAAGCCTCCACATAAGGGGCATGCCGACATGGTGCGAAGATACGCTACTGGTGACGGTGTTGAGAAGGCTGACAAAGTATATGTCATTATCTCTGCACCGATGAACGCCCATCGCATGCTTCGCGACGGTACTCCTATCGACGAAAAAAATGCAATTGCTTTATGGCAAAAGTTATTTCCGGAGGTAGCTAGTCTTCCAAATGTTGAGTTTAGTATCGCGCCATCAGATATGAGATCCCCAGTAACCGTAGCATATAAGTATATAAGCGATGAGAGTCCGCTGCCGCTCAATGATGGTGATAAAGTTATATTAGGCGCTAGCGACAAAGATGATGATAGAGAAAACCCAGACTGGATGAGATGGGCAGGAATCAAAGACGAATATATAAAGGATGGCATAAGTTTATTAGCCGGTGAAGAATATGCAGTTCCCGCACTTGAAAAAGAAGACGGTTCGGGTTTTAGTGCCTCAACAATGAGAGATTTGATATCAGACTTAGTAGAGAACCCTTCCAACAAAGAGGCATATGCAGAATTAGCCGAATTCGTGCCCGCAGACAAGTTCTCAGCGCTCTTTAAAGAGTTGGGGTACCCAGCGCCCACGTCCGGCGAAGAAATCGAAGAGACGTCCGTTGCGGGCGGTGGAGGCGGAGTAACTGGATATGGCGGCCCTTTGGCATCTGGGTCGGATAAGCCGGCCAAGAGAGATACAAAAAAGAAAAAACAGAAGCAATATATAGATTTAGGTCTGCTTGCTGAAGTTATGGAACTAATTATAGAGAAAGGATACCGAAAATGAATCATAATGAAGAAAAAGCTCTTAGAGAGAGTATAAGGCATATGATAAGACATGTCAAGCAAAAAAGGGTCGATGAAGAGAATAATGTTCGTTCTTTAATTCGTGGATTCATGGACATAGAAATTAAGAGTCTGGTCGAAGGATCTGTACCAGATGTTGACCCGACGCCTAATAAATCAACAGGTATAAATGTTTTAGAAGATCTGTTGAAGAAAATTATACCCGTTTTAGAAACAGACTACAAATCACTTACAACCAGCGATAATCAACGAGAGTCTTTTAGATCTCACATTATAAACGCTGTTCAAAACTCACTTACGCCGGCAAGAATCAACACCCAAGCGGGTGAAGAAGCCGATGAAATTAACGAAGATTTAGAAGAGGAGATTGAAATTAATGTTGGCAATTCTGCTGATGATGATAAGTTTATCGATATTCGCACTGATGCCGAAAAATCAGCGGATGAGGAAGAAGACGAGGAAGATCCGAGAGATGCGTTTGGCTCGGATGTCGATGGTGACGAAACAGGCAGAAACATGGCCTACCAATCGTTCAAAAAAGTAGAAACAAGCGTTATTGACTCATATGAGTTGTTAGCTGACCCTGAAGACCAAGAATTATTCTTTGATTACTTGGTGGCGAATCTTAAATTGTATTTTGAGAAATTCGAGCAAGAATTAGCACCCTCAGTAGAAGAACCTACAAACCAAGCATATGATATGGCGAAATCAGAAGAAGAGCCGGTTGCTGGTGAGGATGATTTAGAGTTGGAGTTATAGATGAGCGAAAAAAGCTTAGAAGAAAAATTAATTTCTAAATTTGGAGAAAAGGAAGCAGGGAAATACTATGATATACAGTCCAGAGTACAGTTCGTCGAAGCTTTTTCCATACTTGATTCGGTTAAAGAAAGCATAGAAGGAATTAATAGTGCCCTTCTTGACGGCAGATTTGATAGAGCAGCTGCAAAAAAAGGCATGACCCCAATTAAATATGCTGAGCTTGCAATAAATAAGGTAGAAGAAGTCAGCGAAGAAAAAGCAACTGTAATATATTCAACAATAAGAAAGATGATTGCTGCACATAATCAATACAGTGTCGACGATGAAGATCGTATCATCCACCGTGGACCGGCGCCCGATGCGGACGGGGTTTTGCTTGTCATGGCGGGTAGTGATTGAGCGCGGTTGAACCAACTAAATTTATTTTCACTTTTTTACTTGACAAGATTTGAATACAATACTATACTGACATTGTGTTCTGCATGCGATTGAATGTGTTTTAAATGTTTCTTATTAATTATAAAACATGTTTGTTATATGATCTTAATATAATATGAAAAACAAAAACATTACAACTTTAAGTAAAAGTATAATCAAACAATTAAAAAATCAAAATAAAATATCTGACGAATTATTAGTCAGTATGAACTCTTTGTCTATTGAAGAGCTGATTGCAATAAAGCTAGAATTGTGTGCTAATAGTATAAATAACCGGCTTTATGGGTTTGATATTTGGAGAAAAACTAGTTATATTGTAAGAGATGCAGTATTGAAGTTCGCAATTTCTACTACTAAATCTAAAAAAGATGCTGCTAGATTCCTTGGTTTGACACCTCAAGATTTTTACAAAGCATGTAAACAATTTAAAACCAACGAATACTTTCAGGAAGAAACAACATGAAAACAACTTTATTAATATTATCACTTTTAGGATGCCCACCAGCAGATTTAGAATATGATGATTCAGATATAGCCACACCAGTAGAAGAATTTGTTCCTACAGAGTTTGGAGTTATTGAGGCTGAGGATTGTGACCAAAAAGCAATTGGTTCAAGTGTCTGTGACATAGTACTTTATGACCAAAATGGAGATGTTTGGCGGTTGTATGATTTAAAAGGAAAAGTTATTATATTAGACTTCTCTACAGCTTGGTGTGGTCCCTGTCAGAACGCCGGAATGTATACACAAAAAATACAAGATGATTATGGCGATGATATTGTTTTCGCAACTTTTTTAATAGAAGGCTTCACATACGGAGTATCACCCACAGAAGAAGAAATAAATGCATGGGTCACAGATCATATAGTTACAACGGCGCCAGTATTATACGCATCTCGGGATTATGTAATGGATAGCGCTGGAATGACAGGATACCTAGTCGGCGGGTTCCCGACTTATGTTTTCTTAGATAAAGAACTCAAAATACACACAGGAGCCGTTGGCTTTAACGAACAGTATGTTCGAACTACAATAGAGGAATTATTATAATGTGGAAAGTATATAAATGGAATGGTCACTATATTATGGGTGACTTAGTTAGTAAACACAGCAGTGAAGATGCGGCCCTAAAAAAAGCTGCTAAAGAAATTAAATTTACTTTTGCTGACAAAACAAAAAAAGATAAAGAAACTTGTATATGGCTTGATGATAAGAATCATACGCCATTGGGAGTTATAATAAAAAAATCAAGATAAGGGGATGCCATGGTTTCGACAGGGTAAGAAAGAGAAATAGTGCAAGTAGGTTAGATACGACCTTAACAGTTCAAAAACAATAATTGCTAATAACAATAATCACTTCGAATCTGTCCGCTTAGCGGCTTAATCGGGAGGCCGATTAGAGCCTTCTTTCCAATCTAATCAAACAACAGATAAGTTGCGAAAATCAAAACCATCTATCGC